CCTCTGCTGCCGCCGGCCAGCTTGCCGAGCACGCGCACCGTATCCCCGTCGATCAGCATCCGATCCGCGAGCGTGCCCGCCTGCATCGTCTGCATCACGATCCGGCTGGTCATCGCCGCTTCAGACGCATCCGCGAGCGACGTGCTGATCGTCGAAACAAGCGCCGTGCCGCCCGCTTCGTCGTTGGCCTGCACGCCGAGGACGAATGCCACGTCGTCATTTGCGCCCGCCGGGCGCAGCCGATTGACGCTCATGACGATGCCGCTCGTGTTGTCGGCCGTGCTCTCCAGCGTCAGTAGCTCCATCGTGGACGGATGGCTGATCGTGAACGGCGTGCCGTCGTAGGGAGTGAGGCCCAGATTGGCGCGCGCCTGCTGCGCGTTCGTCGCGCCCGTGCCGCCTTTGGAGATCGGGACAACCGGAAGCTGGGCGGTCGGGATCAGTGCCGTGCCGTCGAGGCTCGCCACGCCGTCCGCCGCCGCGCGGGCGTTGATCATGTCGGCCACGTCCTGCATGAGGGCATACAGCTCCGGGCGCGCCAGGTAAACCGACTTGCTGGTCGCGTCGAGGACGCTGTCATCAAACCCAATGGTTGTCGGCCAGGCCATGATCTATCTCCTATTCGAATCCGTAGACGATTGCGTCGATCGTCGTGTCGGTCAGGGTTCCGCCGCTGCGCAGCTTGACCTCGGGGCCATCGATCGTGTCCAGGTCCACGACCTCATAGCCCCACCCGGAGCTGTCGCCGTGGAAAATCACCTGAACGCTCGTGATCGCCGCGAAGGTCCGCTCGATTGGCAGCCTGATGTCGCCGACGCCAATGTCGCCGTCCCCGGTGATCGTCGAGGTATCGAGCGACACGATATGCTCCTGCACCTGCTGCGTGCGGATCTCCATCCGGAAGTCGATCAACGTCTCGGCCTCGGTCGGCGCGCTTGTCACGCGGATCCGGAACTGGACATAGCGCGCGGTCACCGCGGCCGCCCCGACCGTGTCCCAGCTCGAATAGCTGATGTTGTCGTCGCTGTGGCGCTCCTCGATCGTGGCGGATCCGTGGAGCTTGAGATTCCAGCTTGCCCCCGGCATGAACAGCAGCCGCCGGCCAAGATCGACCACCGGATGGGTGTAGGTAAACTCGCCGCCGCCCCAAAGTGAGGCCGCGCTTTCCAGGTCGGCCCACGTGTCTCCCAGGCTCTGCGCGCTGTCCCAGGTATAGGCGGAGCCCGACTCGATGTATTTCCCGCCGATGACCACCGCCGGGCCGGAGAGCGTCCCCGGCCAGCCCAGTTCGCGGGCGTCGACGTGCAGGTATAGATCCGAGAGCGGCGGATTGCCGAGGGTCACCTCGACGAGCGTTGCCTCAGTGCTCTCGTTGCCCGTATAATCGACCGCCTTGACACCGAACGTGTAGACGCCCGAGGACGAGGGCCGCGCCGTCTCGACCGGCGTCGTCGTGTAGATCGCGTCTCCCAGGTCCTGCAGGTCTTCCCATGCGTGGCCCGTGCCGGCCCTGAACCGAATCATCACGCCCCGGTAGTCGGGCGGTTGGTTCGCCACGCTCCAGGAAATCTTGCGCATGCCGCCCGGGAGCTGCGTGACAAACAGGTCCTGCACCGCCGGCGGCGGGCTGGTTTTGCCGATGATGTAATTGCTATGATCGGCCGACCAGCCGCTCACTTGCCCGAGCTTCGAGACGGTCCGCACGCGGAAGGCGTAGTATTGCCGCTCCTGCACGTCGCGCACGTAGACCAGACGGCCCTGGAGCGGCAGCCATGGGCTTGACGTCCACGGCTCGGAGCTGCCGAAGATCTTGTGCTGGACCTGCACGCGATCGGGCGGCGCGAAGTTGCCGTTTTGGAAGCTTAGCTCCAGCATCGCGCGCACGACGAAAGCGCCGTCTCCGTCGCGCAGAAGTGCCGTCTCGTCGCTCACGATTCGCATGATCGTCGGCGCCGGCGGCTTGCGCTGCTCGTCAGGGGGCAGCGTGATGTTGGGGTTGTATTCCGGAATCTCGCCGTCCGCGGCCGTGTAGATCCCCGGCGACTCGTCGACAAGCGTCAGGCGCGCCGACAGGTTCTCACCTGGCTCGATCGACTTGACGATCATGTTGCTGGTCAGCGTTCCGCTCTCGCCGTACATGCCGAGGTCGCCGACGTTGATGTTGTCGGCCGTGGCGGCCGCCAGGCGCAGCGTGTTCCACTCGCCCTCCTCGGTCACCAGCGTATGGGTGTAGCTGCTGCCGTCCTGCGCGCGGATTGTCACCTGGTAGGTTTTGGCCGCCTCCATCGTGAACTTCTCGTCGAACGCGATCGCGATGATTTCGTTCGATCCGTTGCGGTGAACGGCCTTCACGCGCCCCCACCCCAGGCCGACCAGCATCACGTCATGCGTAACCTTTACCAGGTCGCCGCGCGTGCAGACCAGGTGCTCCACGTCGACATTCAGCTCATAAATCTCCGGCCGAAGCTTCGCGACCGCGATATGGTGCCGCCCGTGCTTCCAGACCTGGTCCGGATTCGTGATGCCCGGCAGCTCCATGTCCTCATAGATGTTGTCCGCGCTCTCTTCGTCGTAGCCGTCATCAAAGACGGTCCTCGTGTCCTGCTGCCAGTCCTCGTTCTCATTCACGAACCGGATCTTGAGCGCCGTGGGAACCTCCCTGAACGCTTTCCGCCCCTCGAAGCCCCAGGAGTTCCTCGGCGTGAAGTGCTGCACGACGTTCGCCTGCTGGCGGTCAATAACGACCGAATAAAGGCCATCCCTCATTGTGAAGGATGCCAGGCCCGTGCTCGCAACGTGGCGCAGCCGCTCGAACGTGGTCGATTTAAAGTCGATGACAAAATTGCACTCGTTGCCCTTGGTCTCGTTCCAGGCGTGCCAGTCGGCCAGGGCCTCCAAGTCGAGCCGCGCGTCGGCCACAGGCCGCTTGTTCGCGCTCCCCTGGAGGATCTCGCGGTAAAGGCTCGCCGGGTTGCTCGACGGCCGCAGCGCCCAGTATTTTGTCAGGCTCCCCGACATGTCGTGCCAGGAGGGCGTGTTCATGTGCTTCAGATGATTGCGCTGCGGCCCGAGGTCGATACACCAGCCGCCGCGCCCCTCGTGCATCGGATAGAGCGAGATGATCCCGGCCGGAAGCGTCTCGCCCGGCAGGCCGGTGTAGACCGTGTCCTTGTTCGCCGCGATCTGCGCTTCGCTCCGCGCAACGTTCCACTTGCGGAAGTCGCGGATGCGGCCGCGGAACCGGCTGCCGTCTACTTCGGCGATGCGCAGCCGATCGGCAATGGTGTTCAGCGCAACCAGCCAGTTCGCCACGTCGACGCCGTCATACATCAGCCGCACCGTGCCGCCGTCGTAGGTGATCGCCCAGTGATGCCAGGCGCCGTCGACGCTGCCGGCGATCGCGAAATCGAAAACCGTTCCGCCACCGAAGTCGAGCCGCCATGTCTCGGTCGCTTTGCTCTGGAGCCTAAAACAGAAATCGGCATTTGCGCCATTGCCGTGGCCGTCCTCGAACACGCCGGCCGTCTTGGCGATGTCGGTCTCAACCAGCATCCACCATTCATACGTGCGCGGATTCGCCCCCGTTACGTTCTGGCCCGACATCATTGCCCGCAAGTGCTCCGAGTAGCCGTCAAAGCGGATCTGGTGCGCGCCCAGGTCCGGGACGACCGACCAGACGACGCAGCTCAGCTCGTCGACGACGTTGTTCAGCTGCTCGCTCGCCTGGATGCTGATCGCGATTCGCGCGGTGCCCGTTCGGGTGATCGGCGCGGCCCGCCGTTCGCTCCTGAGCTTGATCCAGTAGACATCCTCGAAATAGCGGTCGGCCTCCTCCTCGTCGTCGTCGGGCGCCTCCTGGTTGAGCCGCGTGATTTTCACGTCGTACTGGCCACGCGGCACGTTCCACTGGAAGTTTTTCACGATGGGTTTCGTGCTGCTGCCCTCGATCTCGGCGACCCCGTCCTCCAGGTCATCCTGATCGGGCGCATTCTTCCATTTGTTCTTGCCCGCCAAGGCGTACTGGATCCGGATCCGCGTCTCGATCTCGTCGTACTCGCCATCGTCTTCGACGTGGACCAGGCCGCGCGGCCAGTGGAAGTCGACGCTGATCGCGTCCGTGTCGGGCTCGGTCGTGCGGATGACATCCTCATCCTCGTTCAGCTTGACCGCCAGGTCCTCCTCGCGCACCTGGTCGCGAATGAGGGTAATTGCCGGATCGTCGTCGCTTCCAAAGCGCGTCTCATATTCAACCTCGCTGAACGAGTAGATCGGCGTGTCCCCGATCTTGATGTCGTCGATGAGCAGCATGCCGTAGCCCAGATCGAAGAGGACCCGCATGAATTGCTCGTCCTTGTCGATCGTGTAGGGCTCCATCGCGTAGGCCGGCACGATTTTGTGCCTGCCGAGCACGCGCGGGATCGCCGAGAAGGGCCGCGACTGGTTTCGCGTGCCGCGCAGGAAAAGCGTCTCGCTGTGGCGCTCGGCCGTCCCCGAGAGGTTCCCCAGGTCCGCTTCCGGAGGCGGCGCCACGCCGCCCGTGATGCCGCCGGCAAAGCTCGTCATCATCCTCGTCGAGAAGCCCAAGGGGGTAACCGGCATCTTCTCAGCATAGAAGCGCAGGAAGTTCTGCAGCGCGCCCTGCAGCCCGCCCTTCCCGCCATCGCCGCCGCCCCCGGCCAGTACGATTCGGATCTCGATCAGCTCGCCCCCTTTGATCGGCCGGTCCCAGTGGCGCTTGGATATAATGCGGCCCTTGCTCAGGACGTTCACGCGCAGGCCGCGCAGGTTCGCGCGCAGCTTGGCGACGATCTGGCGAACCGTCGTATGCTCCGGGAACTCGCAGACCGTCCGCCGCGCCGAAAACGGCGACGCCGCGGCCGAAACGCGCACGGTCTTGGTCTGTTCAGCGGTCGGCATGTCGGTAGCACCCCATCACGCGCTTATTCCACATTGGGCCCCAGTAGCGCTCGACGCAGACGTTGCGGCCGCGCTCGACGTGCAGCATGCGGCCCGAGCGGATGACGAGCCCCACATGCGAGGGCAGCCCCCGCATGCGCAGCAGGATCACGTCTCCCTCGGCCTCCATGCCGGGCGCCAGCGGCCACCACGATTCGGCTTTGTGCCGGGCGATGAGCCCCGAGACCAGCGGCCCGTCGGTCGTCGTGTAGTCATCCCCGAGGTAGTCCGGCAGCTCGATCCCGTACTCCTCGCGGTAGACCAGGCACACAAGGCCCCAGCAATCCACGCCCGCGCGCGAGCGGCCGCGCTCGGCGAAAGGGATGTCGATGTAGCGGTTTGCGTTCATTTCTCAGCGACTCCCATCGCGTTCCTGGAGCCTCAGAACAGGGCCGGATAGCCGGCGGGGTCGTACTGCCCCTCGGGATAGCTCTCATTCAAAATGTCCTCATGCCCCAGCTGCCCCTCGACGATCTGCGCGTTATACCGCACGTCGCGGAGTTTATAGCTCCATGGGCCCGCCTCGACCGTGTCCGGATCGCTCGCCAGCACGACCGACATCGTGACATCGGGCGCGCTCGTAATGGTCCGGATCGCCTCGACGACCTCGCGGCCGACGTTGTCGATCATGAGCGGCACGGTCGAGAGCTGGTCGTCGTGCTCGCTGGCCGTGGCGGTCAGGAACGGGAAAGCCGTGTAGGTCTTACCATTCGAGACGATATCCTTGCTGTTGTTGCAGACGCGGATCGGCTCGGCCAGGTCGGCATGGCTGATCTCAAGCAAGATGATGAAAACCTCATCCGTCTCCTGGGCGAAGACCGCGCGCTGAAAGGTGGCTGATGTGTTGCGTGCCATCTACGGCAGGACCTCCAACTCCGTGTCGACGTAAAACAGCTCGTGGCTGGCCGCCTCGTAGCTGGGCTCGCTCACGATGCGGAAATCCTCGATCAGCGGCACCCACTGCGCATTGATCACCGCGCCGTCATGGTTCCCGCTCGACTGCGAGTCGGCAGCCGTGATGCCCGAGCCCTCGTTGAATTTCCAGTAGGCGACGAGGCCCGCCTCATTGCCGACCAGCTCGGCGTTGTAGTTCGCGGCGATCTCGACATCGCTCCGGGCATCGCTCCAGATCCGCACATCGTCGATACGGCCATAGGTGCCGTAACTGAGAGTCCGCCCGATCTCAAGCGGCGCGGATCCGCCGCTCATGCTGCCGGCCAGCTTGGCCGCGGTCTGAATCTCTACCCCATCGCGGTACAGGTAGTGATCCGACCCATCGCAGACAAAGGCCCAGTGGTGCCAGCCGGTGTCAGGAATGACGCCCGTGCCATAGTAGGCGTTGTCGCCGTTGAGCGCGTAGGCGCGGAACACGAGGATGTTGTCGCCGGCCGCTTTCTCGACGGCATACTCGTAGTTCGCCGGGGCCGTCTTGTGCAAGATGCCGGCCTCGCCTTCCTCGTCGTTCGCGCGGTACCAAAACTCGATGGTAAACGTGTTGCTCGCAGGGCTGAGGTCCGCGTGATCAGGAACCAGCACATACGTCCCGCGCCCTTGAAACTCCAGGCAGCTGCTGAATCCGGTGAGCCCCGTCGTCGCGTCCAGGTCCTGCCGGCGGAAATTGAACGCCTGCGCCCCGCCGCCGAGGGTCACGCGGTAGAACGCGTCGAAGGTCTCCTTCTGCGCGCGCGTCATCAGCCAGCGCTTGCGGCCGAGGTAACGCGTCGCCGCACTGAACCGCTGGCGAACCTTTGCCGGGCCCGCATCCATTTCGGTGCGCAGATAGGTTTTCGGCGCGCGCTCGGGCTCGCCACCCAGAAGCAGCCACGATTGCGGAAGGGAGGCCGGCCATTCGATCGACGCCATTACTGAATCCCTCCCCGGCGGTGCACGCCGTGGCGCTTGAGGTCCTTGTCGAACAGCCCCCGCTGATAGCTCCGCCGCCAGGCATGCTCGACAATCACGTCCACCTGCCGATTGCCGTTGGCGTCGATGCTCTCGCGCTGCTCGATCTGCGCGCCCGCGTTGTTGATGATGTTCACGTTGACGATCGCGCCGCCGCCCCCCTCGGCCATCACGCCCAGGTTGCCCCCGCGCGTGCGGGTGAGGGGCAACACGGCCTCGGGTCCAGCCTCCCCTGCATACTGCGTCGGCGAGACCATCGTTGGGCGATCGACGATGCCGCCCTTGGCAAGACCCGTCGCGCCGCCGGCGCCGCCAAAAGCCGAGGCTGCCGATGCCGCCGCCGTTCCCGCGCCGATTGCCGCCGTATAGGCCGCGCCGCCGGCCAGGGCCGCCGCCCCGAACGTCGCGATCGATGCGCCGATCGCCGCGGGCGCCCATGCCGCAGCCAGCCCCGAGGCAGCCGCCGCGCTGCTGCTGGTCAGCGCCGCCTGGAGCGCCTGCCCGACCGTTGCCTGGTAGATCATCTGGGCCGTCATCTTGAGCAGCTCGCCCACGACCGCTGTGCCCAGTTTTCTCATTGCCTCCTCGGCCGTGACCGTCCCCTGAATCAGCCCCGCGAATGAGTCCACGAAGGCATTCTCAAGCGTGCTCGCGAGGTTCACCGCCCCCTGCTCGGCGATCGTGAAAAAGTTCTCGGCCTCGAGCGCCGCGCTCCGGAAGCCTTCCTTCAGGCCCGCGCCGATCTGCTCGAAGCCTCCCATGCCGGCGACCTGCCCCTCCAGGACCGCGCGGCGGTGCTCTTCGTTCAGCCGGCGAGCCTCGATCGCCGCCTGCTGGTCGGTCAGCATGTCCGCCGCACGAGCCGCTTCAACGTCACGGATTGCATTGGCTAGCCTTTGCTCATCCGTGATCTGCTGCTCGATAATTTCCTGTGCTATCTGCTGAAGTCGTTGATGTTCAGCAAGTTGCGCGTCCGCCTTATTCCGTTCTGCGATCAGATCCCGAATGGCCTGCTCTTCCTCTGGGATGAGAACCGCGCCAATGTGTTCCCGAATCCGCGCCTCTTCCTGCATGGCATCGAATTCAGCCTTGCGCCCCTCTATCTCCGCGCGCCGCGCCTCGATCTGCTGATTCAGAGATTCAATTTGATCGGTATAGGCTTGATTGCTGGCGTCTACCGCCTTGTTGTGTTCGTCGACAACCCGTGTCGCTTCCTCACGGATGTCCGCCAGCATCTTCTCTTTTTCAGCCTGCGCTTCGATGGCCTCGGCAAGACTCAGACCAGCATCGACCAACGCCTGATACTCGTCGCGCTGACGCTGACTGAGCGTGATCCCGTCCGCCTTGAGCCGCGCTTCCAGTTCCATCAGCGGGATCAGCCGCTCCTGGCCCGCGATCTGCAATTCCAACGCCTTGTTGCTCAACTCCTGCGCCGCAAACGCCTCCGCTAGCGCATCACGCTTTTTCGTTACTTCCGCCGTTGTCGTCTGCGTTGTGCTGGCAAACTCCGCCTCACGTTCCTCCGCCCGCTTCTGCGCCCCGCCGAGAAATTCGATGTCCTGGCCCAACTCGTGCATCTTGCGCTTGATCTCGTCGATCTGCGCCGCGCGCTTGGCCATGGCCCGCTCGTTGACCTGGTCGACGCCCTCTTTCCCCGATCCGAACGTCGCGACCGGCAATTCCTGCAGGCGTTCCAGTTCGTGCCGCAGTTCGATGATGTTCTTTTTGGCCGTGCGGATCGTCTCCTCGATCACCGCCGACTGTGCCTTTTCCATTTGGCGCAATGAATTGACAAACTCATTCACGTCGTTTGTGAGCGCCTTCTGCGCCGCGCTCGCCGTCTTCGCGTGCATCGAATAAAGCAACAGCCCCTCGGCTGCAAGGAACGCTAGCCCGGCCGGCCCGCCGACAAATGCCAACGCCGACTTGAGCCCTGTAGCCGCTACCCGTGCCGCGTTCGACGCGATTGTTGTCGCCCGGAGCGCCGCCGCATGCGCCGCTTCCGCCGCCGTAGCTGCGGCCGTTGCTGCCGCGTGTTGCTGACGAGCCACTGCAAGCTGCTGCATGGCGAGGCGCCGGTTCGCCGCGCTCCTGGCGCTCGTCGTTGCGGCCTGCGCCTCAGCCAGAGCGATCCGCGTCTCCTGCGCGGCCTGCTTCGTCAACTCAACATTGAGAGCCTTCAACGCCCGATCCCGCGCGCGCGTAGCCTGCTCGACCTTGCGCATGGCGCCGTAGCCTTGTGTAGCCGCTTGAGTCGCGGCATAGACCTCAGCCTCAGCCGCCGCCAGCGTCGTGCGCCGTTCAACCTCCTTCGCCCGACTCTTGACCAGAATCGCCTGCGCCCGAGCGATATCCCGCTGTGCCGCGTTGGTGGTTCGCTGTGCCGCCGCCGTCTCGACAACGCCCGTGTCGGCTATAATTTTCGCCTCGCGTAGCCGCGCAGCCGTCAACGCCGCCTTTTCCTTGGCCGCTTTCACATCGGCCGCCGTGGCCGTCACCGTGGCCCGCTGCGCCGCCATTGTGCTCTGGATCTGCTTGACCTGAGCCGTAGCTGCCGCCACCGCCGCATTCGTAACCGCGCCCAGCCCCTTCGCCGCGTAGACACTGGCCAGCGTGCCGCCGGCAACCGTTGCAACCCGGATGACAGTCTCAAGATTTTCGGTCAGTTCCTGTACCGCCGTAATCGCGCCCGACATCGC